CAGCAACTACAGTTGAAGAACTCAAAGCAATATGGGATAATGATTTAGGAGATAAATAATGGCACAAACAGTAGTGGCGACAGGAGCAGCAGCAGTATCAGCAACAACAGTAGTATTTTCTACGGCAGTTGCAGGTATATATTCAGTTTTAATTGATCTAACACCTATGGTTTCTGGTGCAAATTATAATATTAGTATAAGTAATTGCACAATTGTAGCTTCTGGAAATAAAGTTGTTACTAGAGATAATTTTAGTGGTGCACAAGAAGAGCCAATGTTTTTTGCTCCACCAATGCATACAAACAAAGGTTATAGTGTAACTATAGTAAAAAGCTCTGGTACAACAGCGACCTTACCTTTTGAAGTTACCCAATTTTAAATCATAGTATATAATTAATCTATGCTCGGAAGTTTCGCTTCTACACAATTAGCTCAAGCGACTTATCATTTTATACCAAAAGATAAGAAGCAAAGAACACCTGGTTTAGAAGAATTTTCTATCTATTATACAAGTCTGCCACTAGAACGAAAAGATATAAAGCTTGGATATTGGCACAAAAATCCATATCAATATTATGTTCTAGGTGAAGTTGGATTACTGCCAGATGGAGTAGATTTTCAAACACAAGTTGGAACTCCAGTCTTAGATAACCCAATAACAGGAATAAGCCCAACAGGTGTAGATTTTGTATCGGCAGCAGGTGAGCCAACAATTGTTCTTACAAATTCAGAAACTCTAATACCAACAGGTGTAGACTTTGAATCTGCTGTAGGTTCTTTAGCTTTATCAAGAGGTGTGTTACCAACAGGTGTAGACTTTGAGACAGAAGTTGGCACAGTTTTTGTATCGACAATAATTGAATCAAAATGTAGAATTGGACACGAATTAACTCCACACTTCTTAAATGAACAACGACAAACAAATCCACGATCAATTGTAAAAAGATTTTCATTCATAAACTCTGATATGTCAGATAGGGTAGTAAAATATTTACCTGTGAAAAGAAGCTACAAAGATGTCGTATCCAAACCATTTACTCTAATTGTTGAAAATGCTTCACAATTATTTAACGAATTTATACAAAATAGAACAAAATTTAGACAAGAAGGTGAGCTTAATTTTGGATATCAATTTAATCCGTCCATTGTAGATTTTGCTTGTATAGCTAAAGGTGAGCTTATAAATGCTGATTATGGAGAATCACAAACAACTTTACAATTCAGAGACAGATTAGATATTCTGGCACAAAAAAGAGTTTCTACAGATACTACATCTAATCTAGGTGCAAGTTTCGTTGGATCTAATTATAATCCAGCAGATATAACATTTGAAATACTTACTGCAAATTCATACGGAGCAAAACTAGATAGCACAACATCAACAGCTAATACCGATATAGATTATCAATCATGGCTTGATTGGAAAAACACTTTAGGTTCTGAATCGATTGTTGTACAAGCATTTTTTGCTCATGGTGAAAACTATGTTCAAGCTTTACAAGGTATAGCAGAAACAACTGATGCTGCAATATATGTTGAAGCAAACAACAAAATTGTTTTTAGAAGGAACTTAGTTGGTGTGGAAAGTTTCAGTGCTGTTGTTTCAGATACAGATGTAATCAAATTTTCTGCTAAAGCAGATGCGTATGATATGTGCAATCAATATTCAGTACCTGTTTCATTTGCAGTACAATCTAATCAGGTAGTCGGACCAGCATCAACAATAGTTAGACAAAACGCAACATCGATCAATTCTTTTGGTGTAATTGAAAAAGAAAAAACATTAAATTCTATGTGGTATGTTGATGCCGCAGGAGCAAATAATTTAGGAGACAGAATTGTATTCAGAAGAAAAGAACCAGAGGTAAGTCTAACTATCACTACACCTATAAAATATTTACAACAGCAACTTGGCGATATTATGTTTGTTAATTTAGATGAAGTTGGTATTTCAGATCAACCTTACACAATCATAAGTGAAACTACTGACATTGATAGCAATACCCAGACTTTTGAGCTATCAATTGGACATGGTATTGCAATATCCAATGTTACTGTTTTTGAACTTGATGATCCAGATTTGGGTACATTGAACAATACAATTTCTGTGATAGCATAAAGATATGGCGTTTACAAATTTAAATTTTGCATTCGGTTCTAAACTAACATCAACTCAACTGAATCAGATACAAGGTAATTTTGATGCATTAGCTCAACAGCAAACAGGTGCTCCAGCTATGGACGGTATCAATGAAGCTTATGTAACTTTTTTTAGTAATGCAAAAGCTCAACTAATCACGGGTAAGAATGTAACATCAGTAACTTTTGCTGGTGATACTGTTCACTCTACATATTTAATAAATTGGAGCAAAACATTTTCATCTACAAACTATTGCACTAATTTTCAAGCCGTGTCAAAAGATGGACGTATTGGTAGAAACTTTAATGTGAACAATAGCACAAAAGATACATCAAGCATGACAGTATATGCTAGATTGAGTGATGAAGGCGACACACAAGGTACAAACCCACAACAAATGTTTGTTATGGCTTGGGAGAGCAGATAATGCCGTTTCAAGATTTTACTTTTCAGTTTGGTGATACTTTAACAGCATCTGCAATGTCAGCAGTAGCATCAAATTTTAAAGCTCAAGCAGATTTTGAAACAGGGAGTCCTTTACAAACTGGTCGTGCTAAAGTTATGGTTCAGTTTGCAGGTGATGCGACTATTAGATGGAGTAAAAATGTATCTTCTGTAACAAAAGGCACAAATGGTCAATATACAATTGCATACTCTACTACATTTTCACAAAGTATAGTTGACTCTTCACAAATACAACACTATGGAATTTTAGCAAATGCACAGCTTGGAAGCACATCAGCACAGAATGTTTTTGCAACAATTATATATGAACAAAGCTCAAATAGAGCAGTAATGTATCATCATGGATTTAATGAAGGAGCAGACAGCGAATTTACACCTGACGAAGTAGTTTTCGTTGCATATGAATAATGGGATTTACAGCGTTAACATTCTCTAGCGGAGCAATACTTACAAGTAGTAAGATGAATGCTTTACAAGAAAACTTTACAGCAGTTGCAAGTCAAAGCACAGGAGCACCACAATATACTGGTATTCCAAGAAGATGGGTAAGCTTTGCTGCTGATAGAACGATTGCCGATTCTTTTCTTACAAGTTCAGTTGGTGATCTAGGTACAGGTAAGTATCAGATCAACTGGACTGTGGCTTTTTCAGGGAGTTATATGATTACTTGGGGCTTTTTTGCTGGTGGTGGTCAAACCTCAAATGTTATCAATAATATTACTCTTTACACAGTTAGTGCTGACAAGGTAGAATTAAAAGGAAGGAATGCAAATACGTCTAGCTCTGGAGACACAGCAATACCAATAAGCGTATGTGCATGGCAGGAAACATAAAAGGAGGATTATATGTGGACTATATTAGATAGATTAAAAGAGCCATCAACTTATGCTGGATTATCAGCAATAATGATAGCTTTTGGTGTAAGTTCAGAACAATGGACTACAATTTCAACAGCTTTAGCATCAGTTGCTGCTGTTATTTCTATGATACTAAAAGAGAAGAAAGACTAATGATAAGCAAAATTGTTTCTTCAATAGTAACTAGTTTATTAAGCAAGGGATTTGCTGTTCTGCAAGAGTATATGCAAAAGCGTAAAGTTAATAAATTAGAGCAGCAAGTTTCTAGCTTAGAAGATAAAGTTAAAATTTTAGAACATGAAAAAAAGAAAGAAAAGAAAATTCAAGATTGGAAATATAGAATACAAAACAAGGAGAACGATTCTCTAGCTGAAGAACTTAATAAAATAAGGAATGAGGAGTAACCTATGGGTATATGTCTTAGTTTTATTTTTGACGTTTGGGGCAAATGCCACCGATAACTCTACAAGTAACCAAACCAATAATAGCGGT